GGCGATGTTTCCAATGCTGTGAAGGCAGAGAGCAACAGCATTTCAAATCAGAAAAATCTTATCCGTGATTTCCTGAAGGACAAAGAAGATATTGAAGTCGTGTCGGAACGGGTTGACGACGGCTATTCAGGCTCTAATTTTGAGCGTCCTGCATTTAAGCTGATGCTTGAGGACATCAAAAAGGGCATTGTGGATTGTGTCATTGTGAAAGACCTTTCCCGTTTCGGGCGTGAATACATTGATTCCGGCAGATACATTGAGCGGCTGTTCCCCGCATTGGGGGTTCGTTTCATTGCCATCAATGACAACTATGACAGTCTGAATGGGAAAGAACAGGCAGATGAAATCATTATCCCTTTCAAAAACTTAATCAATGATGCGTACTGCCGGGATATTTCCGTAAAGATACGGAGCCACTTGGAAGTAAAGCGGAAAAATGGGGAGTTTATCGGCTCCTTTGCCCCTTATGGGTATCAGAAAAGCGAAAATGACAGGAACAGCCTGATTATTGATCCGATTGCGGCAGGCATTGTAAAAGATATTTTCAGAATGAAGCTGCACGGACTCAGCCAGGATGCCATTGCAAACAGGCTGAATGACATGGGCGTTCTTTCCCCTATGGAATATAAGAGCGCAACGGGCAGTAATTATCAGACCAGTTTCAAGACCAGCGACAAGGCAGTATGGAGTTCTGTAACGGTCAGGCGGATATTGGAGAATGAACTTTACATCGGCAATCTGGTACAGGGCAGGCAGACAACACCAAACCATAAGGTCAAAAAGACCATTTTAAAGCCGGAAAAGGACTGGGTAAGGATAGAGAAGAACCATGAAGCCATTATTTCAGACAGGGACTTTTCCATCGTGCAGCGGCTTCTCGGCATGGATACAAGGATTTCCCCGAAACAGTCAGAGGTATATCCGCTGGCAGGGCTGATTGTCTGTGCGGACTGTGGTGCGGCTATGGTAAGGAAGAACGCCTATGCCGGAGGGAAGAAATATCAGTATTATGTGTGTTCCCGCAACAAGGAGACAAAAGAGTGCAGCAACCACCGTATCGCAGTGGACAGACTGGAAGAAACGGTTTTGCAGCTTTTAAGGGTTCAGATCAGCAACATTCTTGACTTGAAACAGGTCATGGAAAAGGTTTCAACAATCCCTTTTCAGGAACTGGACATCAGGGAACTGGAAAAGCGCATTGAACAGAAGGAAACAGAGATTGGGCGGTGCATGGAACTTAGAAATATGCTCTATGAGGATATGAAGGACGGTATCGTGTCAAAAGAGGACTACATGGAGCTGCATGAAGCATACACGCAGAAAAGGAACCTGGCAGAGGATGCGGTGCGGAAAATGAAGCAGGAGATTAAGGATATACTTGCTTCAAATACGGACAAATACAAATGGCTTGATTATTTCGCAGAGCATCAGGACATCGACAGACTGACAAGGAATGTGGCTGTGGAACTGATTGACAGGGTAAAGGTAATCGACAAGGGCAGTATAGAAGTTGTTTTCAGCTTTGGGGACTGTTATAAGGAGATTATTGACAATCTGCAAAAGGCGGGCTGTGAGGCTGTCTGTGACGAACAGGGCAGGGTACGGTTTGAATGGAAGGAGGCGGTGTAGCATGGCTAGGAAGTCAAAGAAAGTTGATTTTGTCAATGTCAGTGATTTAGGCGGTCAGGCTGCAACGGTTCCGGCTCCGGCAAAAACCGCCTGCTATAAAGCTGCCCTATATGCAAGGCTTTCCGAAGAAACAGAAGCCAACAGGGAGCGGGCAACGATTGAGACACAGATGGAGCTGCTGCGGAAGTTCGTGGCAGAGAATGACGATATGGTTGTGTGTAAGGAGTACGCTGACGTTTCCTATTCCGGCACAAACTTTGAAAGACCGGGGTTTGAGGAAATGATAAGGGATATGCGCAGCGGATTGTTCAACTGCATTGTCGTAAAGGATTTGTCAAGGCTTGGCAGGAACTATGTTGAGACAGGCAACTACATTGAGAGGGTATTCCCGTTCTTTGACGTGAGGTTCATAGCGGTCACGGACGGCTACGATTCCAACAAGTCCGGCGAAGAACTGCTCATGCCGCTGAAAAACATGGTAAATGAGATGTATGTGAAAGATTTATCCAAAAAGATGAAGTCTGCACACCGGGCATACTGGAAGAACGGAGAATATTCGTCCGGTGCAGTTCCGTATGGATATGTCAACGTGGACAGACACCTTCAGCCGGATGATGATGTCAGGGAAAATGTACAGGAGATATTCAGGCTGTTTTTACAGGGCAGCTCCCTGAAAGAGATTGCAAGACAGCTCTCCCGAAAAGCGGTTAATCCGGCAGCATACAAAAAGATGCGGTTCGGAAATGAGATACCGGAGGGGATGAATACGGAATGGAACTGCGTAACAGTGAGGTCCATTCTTACAAATTATGTTTATGTAGGCGCAAGTGTCCATAACAAGAGGGACAGGGTGAATGGAAAAATTGTAAATGTGCCAGAGGAAGAATGGATTGTCATTGAAAATACGCATGAAGCATTGATTGGCAGGGAAGATTTTGACAAGGTTCAGGAGCGTCTTGCGGAAAATGTAGCTAATTTCCATTCAACACATGGTAAAAATGGTTTTAACCATGCCCGGTTTAATCTGGTTGGTAAAAAGATTGTATGTGCCGACTGCGGCAAGGTTATGGGATTCCGCACAGAGGGGACAAGGCACGTCAACAAATTTTACAGGTGCAAGACTTATCTTGATACGGCAAAAAAGGGCTGTACAAATCATAAGGTATCACTGGATGCGGTCAATAAAATCGTATTTGAGACAATCCATGAACACATGAATGTCTGCATTGACAAAGAGGAAACAGTAAGGCGGATGAACGCCAAAACAAATAACCTCAAAAGATACGACATTTATGGAAAAGAGGCAGACAAGATCAGAAAAGAACTGCAAAAGACAACGGAAGTCAAGGCGGGCATCTTTGAGGATTACCGGGATAAACTTATTGACGAAGAGCAGTATGTCCAGATCAGCGAGAAGTATGCAGGCAAAATAAAGGAGTTGACGGCAAGGCTTGATGAACTGCTGAAAGCACAGGCGGCGTATTCCAGAGAGTACCATATTGACGAGGACTGGAAAGCAGTAGTGGAAAAATATCTTAACAAGCGCAAGCTCACAAGGGAAATGGCAGAGGCTTTTGTGGACAGGGTAGTAGTCCACGAGGATGCAAGGATTGATGTATACCTAAAATATGATGATGTGCTGAATGACCTGAAAACCCTGAGTGCGGAAAGGGAGGCGGTCTAAATGGATAAGATAATGATTGCCCTTTACCTGCGCCTTTCCAATGAGGACAGCGACAAGGAAAAGTCAGAGGACAGCAACAGCATTTCCGCACAAAGGGTACTACTCACAAAGCATACAGAGGAACTTATGCAGGGACAGCCGTACAGCATTACAGAGTTTTGCGATGACGGATATTCCGGCACCGATTTCAACAGACCGGGGGTGCAGGCACTGATTGAAGCTGCCAAAAGCGGAAATATCAATATGATCGTTGTCAAGGACTTCTCCCGTTTTGGTAGGGATTATCTGGAAGTAGGGCGCTTTTTGGAGTACATCTTCCCCATATTGCAGATACGGTTTGTATCCGTGAATGACGGTTACGACAGTGATGATAAGTTTGGCACAACAGGCGGTATGGGTGTTGCATTAAAAAACCTTGTATATGGAATGTACAGTGCGGACCTTTCAAAGAAAGTCCGCTCCGCAAGGGATACAAGGGTGCGTAACGGCGAGTTTGTGGGGCAGTTTGCCCCATATGGATACAGGAAGAACCCTGAAAACAAGCATGAACTTCTGATTGATGAAAACGTGGCTTGGGTAATCCGTAAAATCTTCCGCATGGCTGCTGATGGGATAAGCCATACAGAGATTGCGAGGCAGCTTAATGAGGCAGAAATACCCACAAGATATATGTACCACAAACTCAAAGGGGACAATTTCCCTGATAAACAGCCGCATGTAAAGATAAAGATATGGGATAACAGTTCAGTCAGGGACATTATTACAGACGAAACATATCTTGGCACAATGATTTGGAACAGGGCGAAATGCGGAATGGACACCAATAAGAAACGGGTAGAACAGCCGAGGGAGAAATGGATCATTGTAGAAAACCAGCATGAAGCCCTTGTGTCAAAGGAAATTTTTCAGAAAGCAAACGATAATATTGTCGGTCTTGATATGAGCGGCAGGGCAACGGGAAAGAAAAATCTCTTTTTTATCTGTGGGTACTGTGGAAAAGGACTGAAACTTAGAAACAGGAAAAACGACAAATACTATTGTGGGAGCCGTACACAACAGGTAAAAAACGACTGCCAGAGAATCAATGTAGCACAGAAAGAGCTTGAGGATGCAGTCTTGTGTCAGGTAAGGGGAATGGCGGACATGCTGATTGAAGCAAGGAATAACCGCAAGAAGGTTCCAAAGAATGACCGGAAAGCAGCTCTTGAAACAACGATTGCAGATAGTACAAAAGAGGCAGCAAGATGGAAAGACACAAAAGTACGTCTGTATGAACAGTATAAAGCCGGAACAGTTACCAGAGAAGATTACATTTCTCGGATTGAAAAAGGCAGGATAAGGCTTGAAGAACTGGAACAGATCAAGAGCGAGGCGCAGGCTGAACTTGACAGTATGCAGACAGTATCAGTGCAGGAGGAATTACCGGATAAAGAACTGGCAGAACTATCCGTACTGGAGTCTTTCGATAAGGACAGATTGAAGATGCTGATTGATAAGGTCGTTGTCTATGGAGAGGATGCCATAGAGATTGTATGGAAAGTGGGCAATCCTTTTCAGGCTGAAATCACTGCATGAAAACCTGTTTCAATTATTGGAAAGGCATGGTAAAATATGAGCCATAGGCAAGTTTGCCTGTGGCTCGCTAAAAAATGAAATTTTTTTTATTCCTTACTTGACACAAGCAGA